ATGGGCATTTGCATAGAACCGCCAGAATATGTAATTGGATTAAAACATTTTGAGCAGTATGTATCCAGGACAAAACCAAAAGGGGTTAGAAGCGAATATGGGGATCGAGATTCTGTGATTTATAGTGTGCGGAAATGGGCTAAACTTGCCATAGCAGGGAATCCGTCTATTCTTATTCTATTGTTTGCGCCTGATGAGTTCATTATTGAATCGAATCTATTGGGAGAAAGGCTGCAAGGTATGAATCGGCATTTTATTGCCAAGTCGATTGCTGGCCCCTATCTCGGATACATGACAGCGCAGAAACAGCGACTCCTAGGAAAAAAAGGTCAGAAAAGATGCAAAAGGCCAGAATATGAATCGGTTTACGGATACGATACGAAATATGCAATGCACATGCTCCGGCTTGGTTTCCAAGGGAAAGAAATCTTGCAAGAAGGAGTGATTACTCTCCCGATGAAAGAACCAATAAAGGGCGTTCTCAGAAGTGTAAGGGAAGGGAAATACACCCTGAATGAGGTTACGCAAATGGCTGAGGAACTGGAATACGAACTGAAAACCGCAAGAGATAATTCCCCCTTGCCGGAAAAACCGAACATAGAAGAGGTAAATAGATTTCTAGTTGAAGCATACCGGCAATTTTGGCCTAGATAGGAGCATGAAATGAGAAGAAAAAGAATTCCTCATAATCCAAGATGGTTGAATAGATTATATGCTTTTCTATTTGGATATTTTTGGCTCCCTTGTGATATATGTGGGGATGGATTTGGAGGCCATGAATGGCTTCCTGGTCATAGTTTAATGGTTAATTGGAGTGAGGCTAGAGGCATTTGCTATAAACTAGAATGCAAGATAGAAGCGGAGAGAAGAAATAAGGGATTTATGGAAGACAATCCTCATCCCCCTTGCTATATCTATCTATGAGGGTATAGGAGAAACAATGGTACTAAATCCTTTATGGTTGACTTTGAATAAGGAATACGATAATCCTACGGAATACTCAAGAGATGCCTTAGCAGAATATGAAAAAACTGCTCAACACCAAGAAGCGTTTTCTGATATTATAGCGGCAAGGAAAGGGATAAATCCTGACGATATGTTATCTTTTTATGCTTGGAGAGCATTTGAAATATGGTTTATGGGAGCCCAAAATGAAGAGAGAACGGTGGGCCAAATTGAAAGATTCATTAAACAAAGTTACGCTTTAGATCAATATGGTAGAAATTTTGTATTTCATAGAACAACTTTAAATCATGTTCTTAATCGTTATATGGCCATAGGGCTTATTTACAAAATAAAGAAAACTACCCACGATGGTTATCACTTTGAATTACAAATAAAAAGAATGGGAATTGACTGGTTTCGGATAGGTAATCAATTTATGTTAGGTAGGTTCCAATGGGAAAAGGGATTAGGGCTTATTTAATCTTTAGGAGGCGTCAATGAACGAACGTGTAGAACTAGAAATGGAACGTATTTTCAGCTATGCTGTAGCATTGGAACAACTAGGAAGGCAAAAAAATTCCATTTATTGTTGGGAGAACATTGTATACATTCTCAATTTTGATAAGACGGTCATCCTACGGTTTGAATCTTCTCAAAATCTGTTCAAGGAACCTGTAGGATTCTTTGCCAATGATTATGATTCTTCCCAATTCACCGTTGAAAGTAGCAGTATAATATTCCTCCAAAAAGGGGAAGAGTTTCTGAGAAAAAAGAGATGTCGGATTCCTGGCCAAACTTTTATAGAAGTGGAAGAATTGTTTTACAAATTCTACGTTATACTTCCACCTTGGAAAATTTCTTTTCACAAATCTTCTCTGGATTTATTAAATGAAAACCTTTCTCATATAGAGTTTCTGGTCAAAAATGGAGGAATTAAAATCCTTCAAAGAGACATCTATGCTGGAACTATCATTTCTCTAGAAAGAAAAATATTTCCAGAAGGGTTAGGCATAGTAGAATCGGGAGATACTTTACCCGATGCTATAACCCCTATTGGAATGAGAACTAATGATTTTTTATCTCTCTTTGGTTTTAATGATAAAATCAATATTTACTTTCCGGAAGGGCAGAGGTTCTTCATTGTTGAGGGGACTCATAATCATATGAGTGGGGTAATTGCGGGTTGCCTATATGATAATATAGGAACAATCGGAGATTTACAGGAGGAAAAAGATGGGCGGAAAATCCAGGAAATCGGGACAAGTGAGCAAAAAGTTAGTGGAAAAACTTCAGAGCCAAAAATTGCGCGGAGGAGGAAGTAAGTCAGGAGTAACCAAGTCTGGCCTTCTGGAAAAAGGTGGACGTTGGTGGGACGATTTTCCTGGAGATGAAGAGAGGAAGAAGAGAGAGGCTGAAGGAGATGGATGATTTTACTAGAATATGTACTATCTTCGCGGTGATTTTGTTTATTATAGTAGTAAGGAGGGGCCCATGGGAAATAAGAGTAAAACCATACTCAAAGAAAGATTGGAAAAGAGTTGGGCGCAGAAGCAGAAGAAAAGGGAAGCAAAGAGGGAACACCGAACAAAATTTTTTAGGAAAAGAGTAACTGGACAAAAGAGAGTGAGGAAAAGTGATGGAAAAATTTGAGCTATTAGAAATATATAGAAAAGTATCAAATCAACTTGATACTTGTATAAATGATATAGGGGAAATACCCTTGAAACATTGCAATGATACCATTATAGAGGTTAGACATAACTTGAGACTAGAACAAAATAGAGTTGAAGGAATAATTTCAGCGTTGGTGACATTGGGCTATGACAAAAAGTAAGTATTTGGAGGCATTAAGAAAATTTAATGTAGTCCCTAATTTTATATGCTCCCAAGAATACTTTAATAGATCAGGAGTAGAGGAATTTGAAGAGGGTGAGTATGTATATTGGGGAGAAAATAATTGGATAGTGGCTCCTCCTATAAATATTTCTACTGGAGAATTACTCTTACATTTTAAAGGATGGAATTCTCAAATTTGGACAGATTTCCAAGGTCAGGAAATGTCTTCTGAATATGAAAAGAAATTCAATGATTTTGAATATATCTATGATCCCCGACATTTTTTAGACATAACTGGAGGCAAATGGGCGGTTTTTAGAAAGAATATCCGTAAATTTCCCGGAAGATATGGTAATGCTCCTCTTAGATATATGGAAGTGCCTCCTTCAGATGTTTTTGAAAAACAATTAAATGATTTATTTTTAGAATGGGTGAAAAATAAAGCGGAAGATCAAGAGATATATGACGATGAGACTTTAATGAATTATCTTTTTAATGGATATAATAGAAAGATTTTGGTAGATAAAAATAACTATGTTTTAGGAATAAATATTTGGGATACCAATTACAAATTTATTAATTTCAGATTTAATTTTTCAAGAAATATTAAATTTCTAAATGAATATTTAAGACATCTTTTCTTTACAGACCCTCTCATTCTTAACCAAAATAAATTAGTTAATGATGGAGGAACTTTAAATAATAAGAATTTGGAGGTATTCAAGGACAAATTAAATCCTATAGGAAAACGAGAGATTTTCAATTACATTAAAATGGAGGAGGGCGAAAATGAAAAGAATTGAATTGTTAACGGGGATTAGGTCGGTAATGCCAGGTATAGATAAGTCTAGCGCAATAGGTTCAGACTTTCTCTTGTTCGATGACAAGTGGATTCGTAGTTTTAAGGAAGATATCAGTGTTTCATTTCCAGTAGAAACGGGATACCGTACAGCTGTAAGGGCAGAAGAGTTATATAAAATTTTATCCAAAATGGACGCTGAAGATTTGGAGATTATACTTACAGAAGATGGAAAGTTATCTATACGTGGGGGTAAAACTACTGTTAAAATGAATCCCCTTCAGAAGGAACAAATATCTCATTCCTTAGATAGAGCGTGGGCTGTGCAAACGGATGACTTGGAGTGGTTCTTTCTTCCGAAGGGGTTTTTGGAAGGGTTAGGGCTTTGCGCTTTTAGTGCCGGAACGGGTCCAGCTTTAGGAGTGTTATCTGGAGTACATTTTAACGGAGTGAATATCATATCCACTGATAATTTTCGGGTGTCCGTTTTTACAATGGAAGAGCAAGTTCCCAAAAAGTTTACAATTCCTACTAAATCTGTAGAAAATTTACTTAAATTAGGGATAGAATTTGAAGCATTGTCTTTGTCTAAGGCTTGGGTCCATTTCTCTAGTAAGGAAGGAGCAATATTTAGTGCAAGAATTTTAACTGGAGATTACCCGAGTGATAAGATAACAGAATTATTTAATACGATGAAATTTGATATGGGAGACGTTCCATTTGAATTCCCCAAAGGGTTGGAATCTCCTTTGGAAAGAGCTAAGATACTGGCAGGGGCTGGGAATACAAGTGATTGGGAGTCTTTGACCCAAGTTTCTTTATCTTATTCCGAAGGATTTCTCAATATTATGGCTAGTAAGGAAGCAGGGGAAATTGTTGACCAAATAGCTTGGGATACAAACCATATTGGGGAAGGTATAGAGTTAAAAGTGCAACCCGATTTTTTCAAAAAAGTGCTAGGTATCACTCGTAGTTTTCGGCTGAGCCCTACAAAGAAGAGTGTGCTTTTTTCTTCTGAAAAATTTAAGCACATTATGGTTGCAACCATAGGGAGGTAATAACGGTGAGATACCCTGGTATAATAGAAATAAAACCCGGTCTAGATGGGTACGGAATTAGTCCTGTGAATGATTGCCGGGTCGGATATTCGTTATACCAATGTCCCGGTTGCGGTAGAGTGGAGAAAGAGGCGTTGATTGGAACCTACTCTATAAATAAAACATGTACTTGTAACTTTCCTACTTGTGTGTATGTTATGAGTTATATAGGAGGTTGGAAGCATTCTAATTGGATAGAATTTGATGAACGTGCTTACTGGGAAGATAAAGGATTACCAACCCTAATAGAAGGAGTGGAAAAATGTCAGAAGAATCTCCTACCACAAAACAATTCTCTTGTCCCAAATGCAAAAATTATTACAGAGGAAAAATCTATATCTTGGATTTTGCAAACGAAGATTTTTTGGGAGGAAAAATTGAAAAGCCTCCTATCATAGAATCTATGTGCCATGGAATCCACGCTGAAGACTTTTGGAGGAATGAAAATGGAAAGAATGAGAACTGAATTTGCCTTTAAAGTTGTATCAAATAAATACAATAGAGAAGAATTAGAACAATTATTTGAATACATTCTTCAAGAAATTTTAGGAAGTTCCGAAGCAGAAATGGAAGACGATCCGAAAGGATATTGGGTAAGAGAAGAATTGATTACTAATTCTGTATATACTGAATATAAGTGAGGTAAATAATGAGTGATGAAATGGGCATTAGAGCAAATTTGGAAGAAATAAGAAAACTAAAGTATGAATTAGAGAGAAATATAGAGATTAGTTTATCAAAACTAACTTTGGAATTTTCAGACAAGACATGTTTTGACGTGGCAAATATTAGAATAAATATAGTGGAAACGACTACCTTGGGAGACAAAAGGCCAAGATTTGTATTGGGCAGATGTACAATAGAATTGGAGAGAATATAAATGTCTGGATTTTTTGATCTTCCTAAATCCAATCTACCTAAGACCATCCGAGGAGCAGTAGGATGCGATGCTTGTAATCTGAAGCATCAAGTCCTATCTCCCAATATCCCTCCTACGGGACAAGGTAGATTAAGCACCTTCGTTTTGGGAGAGGCACCAGGAGAACAGGAAGATAAATTAAATAATCAATTTGTTGGCGAAACTGGGCATTTTCTTAGAAAGTGCCTCCGTACTTTAGGGTATGATTTGGATAGAGATTTCTGGAAATCAAACGTATTAGCCTGTAGACCCATGACCGACAAGGGGAGCAATCGACCCCCTACCTCCAGAGAAATAAAGGCTTGCGCTCCTAATTGGAGATTGGCTATAAATCAATTTCAACCTAAAAACATTATCCTATTCGGAGGGAAGGCCGTGGAAGCCTTCTTTATGAATAGGACTCAACCGATAACTGAAAATTTATCTATCTCAAGATGGCGCAGACTTTGTATCCCTGATAATGAAACTAACGCTTGGATATTTCCCCTATATCATCCGTCTTTTGTAATCAGAAATCCAGATGCTGAATCTATTTTCAAGTTAGACCTTAAATGGGCTATGGAGCAAATAGAATATAGAAAAGGGACTGTTCCAGACTTTCCCGATTACGCTACAAAAGTTATATCCATTACCAATTTCGACGAGTTAATGGGACTTCTGAAAAAAATCAAAGAGCAAAAATATACAATAGCGTTCGATTACGAAACTTCTGGAATTAGACCCTTCCATCCTGGCCATAATATTTGGTCTATAAGCATCGCAGTTTATGGGGAGGACGTATCCTATGCCTTCCCCTATTCGTACCCCGGATGGTGGGAATCAGGACAGCTAGAAGCTCTAAAATTAGTGTGGGGGGAGATATTATCCGACCCCGAAATATTAAAGGTAGCTCAGAACATTCAGATGGAGCATCCCTGGAGCAAATTGATAATAGGAACAGAACCGCAAGGGTGGTATTGGGATACAATGGTTTGTTCCCATATTATAGATGAGAGGCCCAAATTCACCGGATTAGATTTTCAAGTGTTTATGAGATATGGATATGAATATGGGGAGGATGTTGCTAAGTATAAAAAGACTGCCCCTGGTTCTAAATTCAATACTATGCATAAATGTCCTCTCAACTCATTGTTATCTTACAACGGATTGGATTCTTATTTTACAATGAAGATAGCCATGAGCCAATGGAATGAATTGGGAAGAGGAACTCACGAAGCAATAATGGACACTAGCGCCTACGATCTTTTTCAAAAGGGAATTCTAACTTTCTCTGATATGGAGGAAGAGGGTATTCCAGTAGACGTAAAATATTATCAAGATACAAGTGCTAAACTAGATAAAAGATTATCTTTCATTGAAAAGCAACTCTTACGTTCTCCAGAAGCCTTACTATTCAAAGCCAAAGACGGGAGAGATATCAATTTAGGATCACCAGACGATTTGAAAAAACTTCTATTCCAATACCTTAATCTTCCTTCTATAAAGAAAACTGCGCTAGATAATGATTCCGTTGATAAAGATGTAATGGAAAGTCTTGATCTACAATTTGCTAAAGATTTGGTTAAGAAAAGAAAATTGGATAAACTTAAAACTACCTATCTTGATGGAATATTAAACTTACAAGTAGACGGAAAATTACACCCTAATTTTAATTTACATTTAGTCCGTACATATCGCAGTTCATCTAGTGACCCCAATTTCCAAAATCTACCTAAACGGGATAAAGAATCAATGACTATGGTTAGAGGAGGAATCATTCCAAGTAAAGGAAATCAGTTAATAGAAGCAGATTTTGGAGGCCACGAGGTAGGTGTAATTGCTTGTTATTCCAAAGACCCCATATTGATGAAAGAACGCATAGATGGAGTTGATATTCATAAAGAATGGGCCGATTTTCTTCAAGTATCCAGATTTGATGGAAAGAATGGATTCACCTTTGCCTTGTTCTACGGATCATATTATAAGAATATCCATGCTGATTTAACTAGTAGAGGGTACCACGATTTGCCTATGATGCGCGTACAAAAAGCAGAGCAAGAATTTTGGAAGAAGTATAGAGGAGTAAAAAAATTTCAAGAAGCATTAATTGAATCTTATAAAAGGAATGGATATGTAGAAATGTTTCATGGATTCAGAAGAAGGGGATTTTTGACTAGAAATGAAATTGTTAATACCCCTATTCAGGGTACAGCATTCCATCTTTTATTATGGGCATGTTGGAAACTTAACGAGATAAGAAAAGAAGAAAAATGGAAAGCTAAACTTATAGGACAAATTCATGACTCTATGTTGATAAATTCTCCACCTAATGAGACATCTCACGTGGTAGAAACTACTAAGAGAGTAATGACTAAAGATATTTTGGTTGATCATCCATGGATAATTATTCCTCTGATATCCGACGTTAGTGTTACTGGAATAGATGAACCCTGGCATCTAAAAAAGGACTATACAAATAACTAGGAACTGATTTCGTAGTCTTTTCTGTAGTATTAAATAGAGGGAGGAGGAGGTATGCCGCTTCAATTATCCTACAGACCCCAAACTTTAGATGAGTTCTTTGGCAACGAGGCTTTAAAGGAAAGTTTGTTATCCATTTTGGGGAGAGAAGATAAACCAAAGACTATCCTGTTTGCCGGCCCATCCGGGTGCGGTAAAACTACACTAGCCAGAATAGTAGCTGATACTCTTGGGTGTTCCGATATGGATTTGGTTGAATATAACATATCAAATATGAGAGGAATTGATACCGCTAGAGAAATTATAATGGCTTGTCAATACGAACCTCTCTACGGAGATGTAAAAGTAATAATTTTGAACGAATGTCATAAATCTACTAATGAGTTTCAGAACGCAATGTTAGAAATTCTGGAAGAACCCCCCAAATCCGTATTCTTTATCCTATGCACTACGGAACCAGAAAAACTTTTGAAAACGATTAAAACCAGAGCAACTACATTCAATGTAACTCCACTTAGAAAGCACGATATGATTAATCTCATAAATTGGGTATTGGACTCCGAAAAAGTAGAGATAACAGAAAAAGTAAAAAGTTCCATTTTATTCTCAGCAGATGGCTGTGCTAGAAAAGCATTAGTTATTTTGGATCAGATAATAGATATATCTAATGAAGAAAAACAGATAGAAGCGATAGCAGAGAATACTCCTGAAGAAACTTTGGTTATAGAATTGTGCAGAAAGATTATCACCCGAGAAGATGCTTTAGGTAATAAATGGAAAGATTTATCCGTTATGCTTAAAGGAATGGATCAAGACGCCGAGGGCATTCGTAGAGCCATATTGGGTTATCTATCTGCGGTGTTATTGAATACAACTCAAAGTGGAAAAGGTAAAGGGGCGTCAAAGGTTATTGAGGATGAGGGGAGGAGAATTGCTACTATAATGGCAGAGTTTTCCAATAACTATTTTGATTCAGGAAAAGCGGGTTTGGTGACTTCCTGTTTTCTATCCACTTTGGTTTAACAGGAGGAATAATGGATATAATTAAGATCAGCAAAGGATCTCAAGAAGTTCTAAGTTTCATCGAGGCTCAGTTGATGCAATATGACCCAGCGGAGAAATTCGCCGTGCTTCAAACTGCTGCGACGACCATTCAAAACGTCTTACAAGCAGAAAGTTTAAAGGCAATAATGGCCGAATCGCTGCGTAGGATATTTACTAGTGATAGGGGGGATAAATGAATTCCGCTAGTATTACCAATTCAGTGTATAATGACACCACTGCTTGGACAGTCTATTACCCACAGACTACCACAGTAATTCAGGACTCCCATATTATATCGGGAGGTGCTGGGGTAGACTATGCATCTCCTTCTGGAGTAAAAGGTAAGATTACTCTTATGGGCGGAAAGGACGGAATTCATCCCAAACTTTATTTTAATTATGTAAAGTCAAAGTTTACTAAAATGGAAAAAGAAAAGCTACACCGAAGGATACAAAAACTTAGGAGCATGGTCGTAGCCGCAGACGATATGGATCAACAGGCTTTATACGAAAATTTAGCAACGATGTTAGCCATAGCCGTTCGGGAGTCAGAAGCCTTCGTTTGTGGGTTTGATAAGTTAGTGCAAAAGAAAGACGTTACAAAATTTATAGCATCTGTAAGGGAAAAAGTGGTAAAGTTTGATGAACTAGACAATTTCCCCCGTTTAGTTCCAGCAAATGTACGGGATAAGATAAAAAATTGTAAAGATAAAAACATTTTTGATAAATATCATATTTTGTACGCTGATTATGATAAAGGTATTCCGAAATTGAAAACTACTAAGGAAAAAATAAGAGATAAAGACCCTATTGTGTTTGGATCATTTTCTTTTCAAGAGGAAATTCTTTATTTCATAGGAGATTGGGTAGACGAGTATTGTGATATCACATTAGACAAAATGGTAGAATCTCTCAAGAGGGATGATCCGGAATATTCTTTGAAAAAAGTTCCTGAACTATCTGATAAATCTTTAAAGATGTTGGTACAAGAAGTAAAAACAAGACATGAAAGATTGAAAGGCACTCGTCCTAGTAATTACCACGATCAAATGCGTCAAGAAGATGCAGATAATGCTAAAAGAAAACTAAGACCAAATTTCTTACAAAGAATAATTCAAAAGTTTTCATCTATTTGAGGAGGAAGATTATGCCCAATATAGACGTTACAGAAATCGAGCAAGACCTTGCTATAGACAAAGACAACCTCGACATCGAATGCGTGGACCAAGCTCGCAGGTTCCTTAGATGGTCAGTAACTTACGCCGAAGCACTTCGTGCTAGAGATGAAGCCAAAAGACAAGCGTCTGTAGTAAAATCGAATATCAACCTTGATGTACGGTCCCGTCCAGAGGAATATGGACTAACCAAACCTACGGAGGGATCAATAACAGCCATAGTAGATTCTAGCGAGGAGGTGAATAAAGCAGATACACTCGTTTCAGATGCTCAGTATGCGGTAAATATATTTTCAGCAGCAAAGGAAGCACTAGACCAACGAAGGGCTATGTTGGAGAGACTTGTCAGCCTGTACATCTCCGGTTATTATTCTCAACCCAGATTAGGTACTGAAGAGGTAGGTAAAATGGCAGACGCCGCGACGGAGGAGCATAAGGCGCATCTCTCCAAAGCAATGTTAGCCCGAAGGAAAAAGGAATGAAACTTTGGCAGCAAATAATGTTTGCATTCATTGGATTTCCCTTAGTTCTATTTGTATTGTATTTGATGGTTAGAATAGTCGCAGTAGCTTGTTTTCATAGTTGGTGGGATACTAAACTTTGGTATAGCAAAAAACTCCTAGATGTTTTCAAGGAGAATACGAAGAAGGGACAGGAGGACAAAAATGGCTGTTGACCGGAGGGCGCAAATTAAAGCATCGCTTCAAACCAAGACAAAAGAATCGTATGAACGTAGGGACGATTCTGGGCAGTTCAAAAACATTTTTAAGGATGAGTTTTCCAACAAGTTGTGGAAATGTGGAGAAGGGGATCATTTATTAGATATTGTCCCTTATCCAGCAGGAAAACACGATCCCAAATCTAAGGAGGGAGAATGGGGCTACTTTTTGGATATTTGGGTTCACTACGGAGTAGGGGTAAATCAAGATGCCTACGTTTGCCCTGCTAGAAATTATGGCCAGCCTTGCCCTATCTGCGAGTACAGAGAAGATATTAGACGCACCGAAGATTATGATGAAGATTTGGTAAAGGAACTTACTCCAAAACGTAGAAGTATCTATAATATCATTTGCTACGATTCGGATAAGGAGGAATCCAAAGGAATCCAGATTTTCGATTCTGCTCATTGGTTTATGGAAAAGCATATCTCCTCCCTAGCCAAAACCCCAGTCCGTGGGATTGGAAAATCCACTGATTCTTACATTGCTTTTTCTGATCCAGATGAGGGCAAATCAATTGCCTTTACCAGAAAAGGAACCAAACGAAATTCGGAATTTTTGGGGCACAAATTTGTAGATAGAAATTATATCATTCCTGACGAAGTGCTAAACTCAGCCTTTATTTTGGATGAATGTATTAATATTTCTACCTACGAAGAAATCAAATCTGTTTTTCTTGGGGGCCCATCGGACGTATCCCCTCCAGTAGAGGAGGCTCCAGCACCAGCTCCTCCTCAAGTACAAGAGGGGGGATTGAGACCACGGAGGGCGATGCCTGTTGCTTCTGCGGAACCATCTCCTGCAGCTCCACCTACGGCTTCCCCACGAGTTAGGACAACTCCTGTCGTGGCTCCTTCCGTTCCAGTTTGTCCAGTCGAAGGGGGAACATTTGGAGTGGATTGTGAAAAATACGCAGAGTGCAACGGATGTGAATTTTGGAACCCTTGTTCAGAGGAGGCTGACAGACTAGCTGCGGAAGGGGAAAAAGCTCCTCCTGTAACCCCTCCGGCAAGACCTGCGGCCCCGGCGACCCCTAGACCCACCCCCCGTCCAGCGGCTCCTGCTCCAGCTGCCGCTAGACCGGCGGTGGGCACTCCCCCAACTGGCCCCAGACGCGGATTAACTCCAAGGAGGTAATATGGACAATATAGCGAAAATTGGGACAGTCGTAATGGATTTTCCCACAGCTATTAGGCATGTCATTGACGGTAGGAGAATCACCAAGTTAGAATGGTCGGATAGGAATATATTCTTACACTTATCTGAAGGATTTCTGCTGATACACAAAGCAGATGGAGTATCCACCAGATTGCTTGTGTCGGAGGGAGACTTGCTAGGAAAAGACTGGACAGTATTAAATGAATCTGCTGATCATTAAACTTTACTGACTGAAGGAGGGAGGTGACGAAAGTGAAGGAAGTATGTACCTGCTACACCGTACAACCGGGAGCAATTGATCCCCATTGTCCGACGCATGGAGGGAAATCTTCCTTAGCGTTATCGCATGAGGAAAGGGGGTGATGCCTTTTAGTTGAAAAGATGATTTTTGACGAATAAAACCTATCAAACCTACAAAGGAGAATAAAATGGCGGGGGAAATTAAAAACCTAAAATATCAAGTAAGAGCGGATGGGGTTATGGTGATAGAGATAGATTTGAATAAGAATTTTGGCCCCTCTTCTTCGGGCAAAAATTTGATTGTAGCATCCTCTGGCGGGTTTAACTCTACAATGGTGGAGGGAATAACTTTCAATATAACGGCTACTAAAAAAATAACTTAGTAATATGGTTTTATTGATCATTGATTCAAATTTCATCTGTTACAAATCTATGATAGCCATGAAAGGGCTATCATGGGATGAGCACGCTACTGGAGTCATATTTGGATTTCTTAGAGAAATATCATCACTTGCGGATAAATTTGAGTCCCCCCGATTTGTATTTGCTTGGGATTCAAGAAAGTCTTTTCGCAGAAATGTATATCCAGAGTATAAGAAAAGACCCAAAATTGAAGATCCAGAAATGGAGGACTTGTTTAATTCTGGCAGGCCCCAGTTTGATGAGATACGCTTAAAAGTGTTACCCAGATTGGGATTTAAAAATAATTTTATTCAGGTAGGGCTAGAAGCTGATGATATTATGGCTAGGATAGTGCAGGAGCATTCTGGTAAATTACCTCTTGAAGATCGTATTTGTATAGTATCTTCAGATGAAGATTTATATCAACTTCTTCATAACACAATATCTATAT